GAAAGCACTTACAAGCTATGATACTCCAAAAAAAGTTGTTTCGTCATTTTTGTTGTCCACCTTGGGTTTGAGTACCTTTATGTTTCATACTGTAAATAAATGTAACATTTAGTACTTTTAGTGTTTGACTTTTTTGTATATTGCTTTACAAAGGTAATTGTTGATGTAAGTCCATCAAGACTAAACGGCGATAGAGGTAAACAGCCCCTCTTCCTGAACGAACTAGAGCCTCGTCAGACGATTAAAAGATAAGCCAAGATTTGAGGACATGGCTATTTAGAGAATTTACGGATAGTCAGAGATTTTTGAGACATATTAGAAATCTGTACGGCTTATCAAAAAAAAGATAGTGAGGGCAATTCGGTTGCCCTCTTGTCCTAGACTGTAGTGCAATGTGTGTTGTGCCTGATGATTACAAAAGTATGAAACAGTTAATTTTTTTATGGAGTTACTATTATGAAGTTATTAGATGATAAAAATATTCAAAAAGGTGTTTTCAATGCTGAGGGTTATCCTGATGCATCAATAGCTAGAAGAATGGAAAAGATAATTTATGAGCTAGAGATTTTGGATATCAACATTGAAACTGATGGTAGTGTTGCCATGGAATGGGATAATATCGAAAGAATAGGAGAGCAAGGTATTATCGATAGCATTGATAGAATTTCAAGAAATCTTGTAGGCTTAGATTATGCCATTGTTGCACACCATGACGATTATCATTGGTGGAGATTTAATGCTTTCATGGTCGCATTAAATGACTACCTAAAATTAGGTGTCAAGATATCTGAAAGACCTACCGAGATCGATAGATTAAGAATTAACTCAGCCTATGACATGGGCAAATTTTTATTCAACAACCAATAGGAGTGCTTAATATGAATTGGGAAATGAAATCTAGATTTACTAACGTAGTTAAAAAGACAATCAATGGTGTAAATTACTTTGCAGTAATTAAAAATAATAACCTCAAAGTAATGTCCATCTTCTATCAAAGAGATGGAGTTCATGGCATGACCAAAGTTAGAAAGTATGACAATCCTGATTGCTTTGGAAAGCCAACAAAAAGATTTCAAGATTTAGCTAAACATTTTGAAATCAATAGAGAGTTAAAATTAAAGCTAAGATCATTGCATGATGTAGCCTAGCTGACGAGACCTAGAGAGGTCGAAACATTGAGCAGTTATTACTGCTCTTTGTCCTAGGATAATTTAACCAATAGGAGTTGCTATTATGGACTATAAAAAACTACACAAAAAGATATGGGATTTAATGCAAAGTATGCACTCAACGGCTGACCAAATAGATGGCTTGGGCGAAGAGTTCCCTGATATGGCTAAGGAAATTGACGAGTTCTTTGAACGTCTTAAAAAAGTAGAAAGACTTGAAGAAAAAGTTTGGGATAAGTTTCATGTAAAACAAAGTGTTTACTATCCTGAGCATGGCTTAACAGTAGAACACGAAACTGTTTTAGTTGATGACCTAGACGATATCGAGCTTGATGACATTCAAGTTGAAGATGACGGCAGAACAATAATTGCATAAGGAGTTGCTTAATGAAAAATGAAATGTGGATAACCACCAAATCGGTTTATGGTCAGGAGAGATATTATCCCTCTTGCGAATTAGCTAGTAAATTCTCTGAATTACTAGGAACTAAGACCTTTACTCTTGATAAGCTAAAGATAATTAAGAGCATGGGAATAGAAATCAAAGTTAAACAAAACCCAATAACAATATAGGAGTGCCGACTATGACTAAATTAAAATCTAAGAACGTATTTTTCTCTGAAGAAAATATTAAAAGATTGGTAGCTAGTGAAAGCGAGTTTCAATCTTTAAAAACTAATAGAGCTGATGATTATACTTCAATGCAAGAAAAGAAGTTAGATCAATTCGCTACAACTATTAGCCATGCCAAGCCTATTTATGATGCTGACAAAACTGATAGCGACAACTTACCTAGGCAAGTTGGAATTGATATCAGAACTGATCTTCAAAATAACGTAGGAATGTCTATCGCAAATAGTAAAGTTCTTTATGAAAAATCTGTGCAGTTTATCGCAAAGTTTAATGACGATATACCAACTCAGGCAACACCTGAGGCAGTTCTTGAAGTCTTTGCTAGTATGAATATCAAAAGCCAAAACGATATCAAAAAGGCAGTATCTAAAGAGAAAGATGTAGATCTAGCTGAAAAGATTGCGAGGCAGTTATTCGGCAAAGTCAAGAACCAAAAGACTAAGCTAGAAGATGGCACAGTTAAAGAGGAAGAGGTTTATATTCCAACTGACCTAGATGCAGATCAGGTTCAAAAAATTTGGGAAGTACTGCAAGATAAGAAAAGAGAAAGAGAGGCTCACGACAAAGCCTCGGCAGATGCCCAAAAGAAAACCTCTGAGGATAATGATGTTATCTCTCGCATGGAAAGTGCCTTAGCATCTTGATTGCACAAATTGAGGCACGATTAATTTCGTGTCTCTGCTTGTTCAATCGAGCAATAACAATAACAACTATAGGAGTTACTATGAACGAATTAGAAATTATCCAAAAGCTAGATAGCATTATAGCTGATCTCATAGCTGATGGACTACATGAGATAGCTATGAATATTGAGATCGAGAAACAAAAGATAGCTAAACAATTTAACCAAGCTGAACTGCATAGTCAGCAAATAGATATTGAGGAGTTACTAGATGAATAAAAATTTAGAAATTACAAAGCACTTTAAAGGCAAGATCTGCAAAGGTGTTTTTAAAAAATTAGACGGCTCAGAACGTCAGTTTTGGGGTGTTCTAAAGTATGAGGATAGAGATGTTCCTAACCTCGTAACTGTCTACGATTTTCGTAAGAATGAGTATCGTAGATTTAGATTAGATCAGGGAGCTATCACTTTAACAAGTGGTAAGACTTTCTACAAAACAAACCAAATCAATGGTGTAACTTTAAAAAATAGGAGTGCTTAATATGAGAATTAAACAAGCTGAAAGAATAATAATCGAGGCTATTAAAAAAACTATTAATAGACCTAAAGGTCAATTACCCATATGTCCTTTTGCCGTAGGAACAATGGGCATTGGTAAAACCCACACATTTAAGCTCATGGCTAAGAAGTTAAAGCTATGGCTTGTTACAATAAATCTAGCATCTTACGAGCCGTCAGACATTGGTGGTATGCAAATGCCTGATGGCGATAGCATGAAGACACTTAGACCAAAATGGTTGCTGAGTGAGGCTGAAAGACAAGCTAAGATAGACGAGGGTTATAATGGTGTTATGTATTACTTTGACGAGCTAGTTCAAGCACCTATTCTAAACATGAATATTTTCGCAACTGTAGCTGATGAATATCGTATTGGAGATTATCATATTCCATTAGGAGATATCGTTGTATGTGCTGGAAATAGAATGTCGGATAGATCAGGTGTTAATCAAATGCCTATGCATCTTAAAGATAGAATAACTTCTTTTGCTATCGAGCCTAACCTAGATGATTGGACAAACTATATGTCAGCTAACAAGAAAGATCATAGGGTTGTTTCATGGGTCAGGTTTCAGCCTGAGTTTCTACATAAGTTTGATCGTGATGCTGATGCATTTCCTACACCTAGATCACTTGAGAGAACTAGCGATATTCTCCAATGGGATTTAGATGAAGATGATCTTTATACTGCCGTATGTTGTCAGATTGGCGAGACTGCATCTGCATCTTTATTTACTCATATCAGGTTGCATGAGAAATGCCCTGATATTGACGAGCTTATAAAGAACCCTGAGGGTATAGAATTACCTACAGAGGTAGCAATTCAGTTTGCAACTGTTTCATCTTTGGTCAGCAAGGTTACAGACAAAAACATTGGTGCAATGCTAAAGTTTTTAAATAGACTTGATGGAGAGTTTTTAGCTTACTTCATTAAGGATAGTGTAGCTAAGGATAGGGAATTGTTGCAGAACAAGGAACTAAGACTAGAGATGTCTACTAATCAGAAACTAAGAGAACTTGTATTATAGGAGATAAAATGGTTAAGGATTTAAAAACCAAAATATCTAGATCTAATATCAAGTTAATGGTCGATAAAGAGAAAAAGGGTTGGGGATTTTATTTCTCAATCCTTACTCAAATGGAGATGATAGAAAAGATAGATATTCCAACTATGGCAACTGATGGAAAAGATATCTTCTATAATCCTGAGTGGTCTGACAAATTAACTGAGGCAGAGCTAGACTTTGTAAGATGCCATGAGGCTATGCATAGAGTTTTGAGGCATCATCTTAGAATGAGTTCTAGAGACAAGGAGCTATGGAATATAGCTACTGATTATGCCATTAACTCAATCTTGATTAAGTCAGGTATGACCATGCCGAAAGATGGCTTATATGACCCCAAGTATAATGATATGGGTGCTGAGAAAATATATAAGCTATTGGAAAGCGAGGCTGAGAAAAAACCTAACCAATGTAGTTGGGGTATGGTTATGCCTAATGATATGTCCGAAGAGCAGATTAAAAAAGAAGAGGCTATCATTAAGCAACAAGTAACCATGGCAGTACAGAATACTAAATCAATAGGCAATCTTCCAAGTGATATTAAAGATATCATAAAAGAAATGGAAAGGTCGCAAGTTGATTGGTCTTCTGTAATTAGGAGAGTTGTTGGGGGAGATCAACCTGAGAACTACACATATGCGAGACCGAATAGAAGAGCTTATCATTGTTTCAATATTTACAATCCAAGCACTTTAAAAATGTCTTGTGGAGATGTAGTCATTTGGGTAGATACCTCAGCATCTGTTTCTAGAAAAGAGCTATCCCATGCCCTCGGAGAAATAAATGCTATCTCTGAGGATATGCAACCTAACTCGATAACTGTTTACTATGCTGATACCTCTATCCAAAAACAAGAGAGGTATGAGAGAGGAGATGTTATCGAGAACCTAAACGTAAAAGGTCGTGGGGGTACTGACCCAATGTGTGTGTTCAAATATATTGAAGACAATAATGTAAATGTCGACAGTATGGTTTGCATTACAGACATGGGGTTTCATGACTTCCCTGAGTATGTAGACTACCCATTACTTTGGGTATCAACTGACCTCAGGGCAAAGACACCACCGATAGGGGAAATAACTTTTCTCAATATCTAAACTATGCCCATAGAAGTTACTGTTAACTTCTGTGGGTTTAATCTTAACTTTAAGGAGCTTTTAATGAATAAGTTTAAAAAGAATATGTCCATGAGATCTATATCAGATTACATGACGAATAAAGAATACTCAACTCAAGCAGAAACAAAAGCCAAGCATATGGAGTGCTACGATTACTTTATGAGTTGTAAAAACTCCGAGATGCTAAAAGCATATAAAGAGATACATGGTCTCTCAGGATTAGAGATGCGAGATATGCACCATTACTACAAGCATGGCAGACATGATTACGATTATGACGGAGATGCTAAAGATAACGGCTTTAGAAAAATGGTTCAGAAGATGAATAAGTTTACTGACTACGATAGAAGAAGATCGCTACAGTATGTAGCTGATCTATTAGGTCAGATCAGGACTTACAGAAAGCAAGTTAAGAAAAGATCTAGATTAGATCAGGACTTTATAGAAAAGCCTGATGTAATTAAGAAATGGGCAACTGTATCACTAAAGACTTGTCAGCAATGGTGGAGAGATAATCACGATAGAACAAGTGTTAGCTTAGGTATCCAAGGTATGTCCGACTTAGCTATTGATAGATATGGCTCTTACAATGAAAAGAAATCTGTAATAAATGATAAGAAAGATTTCACTTGTGTGGACAATGTATACACAGTTCAAAATAGTGGAGACAAGGATAGTTGGAATAAAAGAAATGGATTGTTGATACCACCTCTATGGTATCTGCAAGTATACCGACATGGCTTGTCCTCTGTTGTTTATAAGTCTAGACCTTGTATGGTTATCAGGGCAAAGCCTATGCCTATACAAAGGTTAAAGTCTCAGGGCATAGATGTTTATAAGGCTGATATAATCAAAGCACATCATGGCTTAATTGATGTGATAAAAGATTTATATCTTGTATCGTATCAGAATAAGGCATA